GATGCCATTTCTAAACCTCTCTACATTGTACTGAAACTTTCCCTACTTGTCGTTTCAGATTTGTTATTATAAATTTTTTCCCTGACCAAGCTTCACTAAATAGTCTTGTAGGCATAGCAACAAAACTATCAAAAGTATCTGATATTTCATTAAATGGACTACCAAGTTCACTAAATAATATTTCACCAAAGTCTAAGAAATCGCCTACTTGTAACATTCCATACTTTTCAGGATTTACTAAGGTTGCACTAACAGTAGTTTTATAATCCCCAAATAGACTTTCTCTAAAGTTAATCCAACTGGAATTTCTTGATCCTACCACATCTGCTACACTATCATATAATAGATCAAGATTGATTTCTTGTTTCTGTATATCTGCATCACCAAAAATAGTAGTGTGAGTTGATGCTGTATAAGTGTCTTGTAATAGATATTCATTTTCAGCAGGGTGTTTTTTGTAGTTTACAAGTAATCTTGTTTCTAAATCTTGTGCTGGGGTTATTCCAAGTTCATAATTAGATATATCATTTTGTGATAAATCTGCACTTGCATTTACACTATCTTCAATAGTAAAGTATCTTAATCCTGTTACCCCACTAATTGCAGTTTGTTGTGCTTGTGGACTAAACTCAAAAAAGAAACACCCTTCATATTGTAATTGTTCCATAATACTTTCCAAAGATTCTTTTTCATCTAAAGCAAGTCTTGTTTTCCAATGAGTAGATGTTGGACTGGTTGTAGTAGAATCTCTTAATTCTGCTACTGCTTTAAATCCTGAATTTTCAATATCAGTATCTCCAGTAAAGTCAGTTACATTAATTATGCTATGCAATAATTCTCTATGGATTGCTACTGGATTATTTAAATCACCAATCGTAGTTGCAGTTGTATGTTCTGTAAATCCAGGTGTTACAATATCTCTACCTAAATATACTTTTTCAATCCCTGCATTAAATTCTTGTGATGCAATCGGTTCATTGGCTAAATCGTTAGTTGCTGTAATTGTTACAAAAATATTACTTAGTACAATTTCAAAATTACTATAATCTCCATTACCACCTTCTGCATTAAATCTAAAACTCAAATATAATTCATCAGGTAAGGCATTATTTTCTAATATGCTTGCAATATCTGTTGATGTTGGTAAAGCAACATTTGTTCTATCAACTTTATCTCCACTTGATGAAGTTCCTACTAATTCTATATCCCCAGTTGATGATCCAAAACTACCACTTAAAGCATCTGATAAATTAAAAAATGCACCATCTGTGCCACTTGGACTACCAGTTATTGTTTGACTATAATTACCTGATAATCCTAATGTAATAGCAGTAATTTTACCAGTTACTTGTGGCATTTGTAATTTAAATACTACACCTTTTGATTCACTACCAAATCCTGCTGTATTAGCATAAGTAGCATTATTTCCTGTGTTTCCATTGTAAGCATTATCAAGACTTCCTGAAGTTAAGCTTACATCAGCACCTACAATAGTTGCAGTTACTTCATCAGGCAACATTTTAAATTGTCTTGTCATTAGTGTAGGTACTTTTAATATTTTGACACTATCTACTGTTGCAATAGTTGTATTTGTATTAATCAATTCTACAAATCGTTTCATACCTTTATCATAAAACTCTAATTTATCTGAACCACTTGTTCCTTCAGGTACAATGTACATGAAATCTTTACCATCATTTTTTAAAAAGGGACAAGCATAGACATCTTGACCATTTACAAATTCAGTATTGGCAGTATAGTCCCCATAAACCAAAGGGACTATCTTATTATTATATTGTGCATTGTCAGTATTGACACTTCTGCCTTGTGGGATAGACACATTTTGAAATGGTCTATTAGAGATTATATTCATTACGATTGTATTATTTCTGTAACCAAAGCTTGACACTTTACCACTAAAGATTTGTAAAGCATTATTCGCAGTATCATCTCCATCTATTTGAGATAATACATTGACATGACCATTGATGTATTCATTTCCTAATAATTCTAATAGGGTAGTTCCATCTAAATCGATATTGGCAATATTTAATGTAATATTACCAGTCTTGGTTGTAAACCCTTTAAGATCAAGCGAATAAGATATACTTGGCTTGTTTAGGATTGCAGGGTAATAGTTTATGCTATTATAAGTAGTAGCAGAAAAACTAAATGCTAAATCAGGAGTATTAGTTGTTAAGATACTCGAATTATTATTTTTAAATATTTGCACTAACCAATTTTCAGTCATGGTTGGTGATAGCTTTGATTCATAATTTGAATTAACAAAACTCATGTATATCTCCTAATTCTTTTAGTTGTTTTCTTAGAATAACTTGCAGATTGTTTACCTTTTTTAGTTGCTGCTCTTTTCTTTCTTGTTTCATAAGCATATTGTGATGAACTCATAGACTTAATTAGTCTTTCAGGTAAATATCGTTCACCAGTCTTTGATGATTTCTTTCCTGACTTAGTAGTCCATTTTTGTTTAGTCCATCTTGTTAAAGATTTAGCTGCTTTAGTTTTACCACCTCTATAACCACCACCTGCTTTTTTATAAGCATTAGCAAGAAGTTGAGATTTTCTTGCAGACCATTGTCCTGGTCTACCACCTTTATTACCTCTCATGATACGATTTTTAATTCGTTCTCTTAGTTTAGGTTTGGTATAATGTTTTGGCATTATCTAATAATCTCTTGCCTAATGTTATTTAATATTTCTTCTTCTCTAAATTTCATACTAAGATCTGCTTCAAATCGTTTTACTTCTACTCCATATTCAAAAATGATAATGGTAGGTACTACTTTAATGTCCCATTCTTTTTGAATAACTGCACCTATTTCTTTATTAGAAATATCTACATATCCAGTATAGCAATTTTGCAATTTCTCTAATGGAATTTTGTTAGCCCAATTCCAAGAAGCATTTACCTCTATTACTGCACAGAACTCATTTTTCATTAATTGAATATCTTGAAAACTATCCAAAGATGCTGATTGTGAGTATAGCGATGAAGTAAATAATCCAAGCACCAATAGCCACATATTTATCAATTTTTTCATAATTCATATCCTATTTATTGTTCATATTCAGTAGGGTTTCATTAATACTTCTGGTATCTTCTTTAATGTCATCTACTTTATCTTCTAATTTCTCTACTTTTTCTTCAGTATTTAGAATAGAATTACGAATCATCTGATCCTTTAAATCATATTCTGTTCTGCTAATTGGTGGTTCTGGTAATTGTTTTGCTTCCTCAATGTCAGCTTGTAAATTAAACCACAATCCGACCACCATAAATATTGTTACACTAATACTGATAAGTGTTTCAATACTAAAAGTTAATTTTGTGCCTTTTCCGATTTCCACTTTAATATCTCCTCAATTTAAGTTTTGGTTTTTTTAGTTTTTGTTTTATGCTCTGCTTTTTCATTCCAAAAAGTTTTTTAGGTATGTATGCAAAAGCTGTTGATTTTGTTACATTGCTCATAAGTTTAATTTCTCTGCTCTCCTTATAGCTGGGATAATATGATCTACTACTGTTTCATCTACTAATGGTGCAGATATATTTATGGTAATATTGTTTCCATTACCTGTAGGGCTTGGTAATGGTGTTACATCAATTCGTTCCATACCACTTGCATTATCTCCTACTACTACTCCATTGCCTATTGGTAAGGTAGTTCTGCCTTTTGTTATAAAACTACCACCAGTTGCAAAAGAAGAAAATAGTTGGTCAGTTACTTTACCAATCATTCCACCTGCCCCTGCAGCTACTGCAAGATTTAGTGGAAATGGTAATGCCTTCATAATACTTGAAATCAATCCTGCTTGTGCTTCAGCTACTTCTGCTTTAACTACTGACAATGCTGCATCTTTTGCATTCTGTCCTTGTAATATAGCTGCTTGTAAATTGTTTTGTATTTTTTCTTTATATAGTTGGTCATCAATTAATTTTTGAGTTTCAGCTTGTTTTTTTTGAAATTCAGTATAATCTTCTTCTTTTTGTTTTAAATAATCATAAAAATCATCAACGACTTCTAAATCTCCAAGAAATTCATCTTCATCTCCAATTAAAGAAAAAGTTGGTCTTTCACCTACAATGCTATCTTGCAGTTGATTAAACTCTTTTTGCAATCTTATTTGTTCAGCAAGTTGTTCTATTTGTGTATCACTTGCATTAATTTGACTCTCTAAACTATCGATTACATTAGTTCTTAATTCAGTCAATCTTTTGTTTTCATCTCTTGTTCTTCTAAATCCTTTAGCTGCCAATTCATCTTTTTCTTTTTCAGCTTCTCCTAATTGAACTTGAAGTCTTGATTGATTATTTAATTCTTCAGAAATCTTGCTTGACATTTCTGTTACACTTCCAAGACCTTCAAGCTGTTCTCCTATGGCTTTTTGTCTTTGTAAGGCAACATCTCTTTCTAAATCTGCAATAGTTCTTAATACATTTTCATCTTCTACACCAAGTTCTTTTAATTTTCTTAAAGTGGTTTCTATTGCTGTTTCATTTAATTCTTTAAAAGCATCTGTTAAATCATCAATACCTTCTTTTAAAAATTTTACAACATCTTTAATAGCAGGTGCTAATAAATCTCCAATACTATCTTGTAGTTGTGAAACACTATCTTGAAAATTAGAAACTAATCCACTAAATGTTTGTGCTAATAAATCAGTAGCCCCTGCAATATTACCTTCAGGATCAGTTAATGTATCTGTTAAAGCTTTTCTAAATTGAGGTAATGTCATTTTTGACAAATCATCAAATCCAGTTTTCAGCTTAACTTGTGTTAAAACACCTCTATCCCTAAGTACATCTGCTGCACCTGCACCACCTGCAAATGCTCTACCAAATGCACCTGCAGCTTCAACAATGTCTGTTCCCATAAATGCTGCTAAATCAGCTACAGCTTTTAGTGTTTCTGTACTGTCTGCACCAAATGCTTCTAATTGTGCCCCTGCTTCTACAACATTAGCAAGTTGAAATGGTGTTGTTGCTGCTACCTTGTTAAAGAAATCAAAAGATTTTCTTCCTTCATCTACACTTCCTTTTAAAGCCACAAGTCTTGTTTCTAATGCTTCAAATTGTGCAGAAGTCTGTACTGATGACTTTACAACTGCTCCTAATGCTGCAGCACTTGCTAATCCTGCAAATGCTTTCATAGCTTTTCTTGCTGCTAAAGTTAATTTATTAGTGCTTTTTTCAGTTTTGTTTAAATCTTGTATCGCCTTATTAACTTCGGCTTTTACTAATAATCTTATTTTTTTATCTGCCATTTTGCTCACTCATATAAAGTTTAATTTGATTAATTTCAGTTCTTATAATATCAAATATTTCAATCTTGTTGGCATCAGCACTATCTAAATCTTTTGCTAATGGAATATTAAATTCTTTTACCCAATTATATTCTTTCAACAAGATATTATCTTCATCGTTTATGATCCATTTCGGATTCATAAATAATGGTAAATGAAAATAGAGATTTCTTCCAAGAGAGAACTTGCTTTCTTTCCACTTCTCTATTAACAATTCTATT